AACTATATATAGTATTGGCTACTATAGTATATTGCACTTAGATAAAAAAGTGCGGCATAACAACTTAAAATATCACGGAGCCAACAAAATGATAAAACAAACAATTTTTGACTGGTATCGTCAGAATAAGAAGGAACTTAAAAAGAGTCATGCCAGCGCGTTTATCAACTGCAACAAGGGAACAATAACTCTGAAATACCCAGACGGGTTCACCTGGGAACTTCGGGCCGAAGATTTCCCTATGAGAAACGGGGAGTACGGGCAGGATGCTATACCTGGACCGTCACATAAGAGGATACTAGAAGGGGGCAGTTTGAATGGAGGTCTGAAAATACAAGCCACCAGGTAAGTCAGAGGGCGGCAAGGTTGACGATGAAGAAGAGAATGAGGTGTAAAATAGTATGAAACTAGTCCTTTCAAAAAAGACCATTATCGAACTTCCACCCGAAAAAGCCAGGGCACTACAGGACGAGATGAGATATGCCTGCAACATGGTAAGTGTGTTCCCAGTGATGGAAGAAGTACTGGCAGTTATGGAGGCTTAAACCAATACATTCAACTTGATCAAGACTTTTAAAACGCCTCTCACAGTGTCCGAAAAAATAAGAAAAATAAATAAAATAACATCACTCTTTTTTACAATTCTCTTTTTTACAATTCACTAACACTTTTCTAACAATTTTTATAATTTCGTCCTTCTCAGAATCTGTGAGAGGGCGGTTCAACTTCAGCAGAGTATTCACTCACCCCATATTCGGAAAGGATCTCTTTTACTTCCTCGGATTCAAGAATACTGGTAGTGAGATAATAGAAATTTTTCATTTCTTCTGGCGTGACCGTACTTCCACCAGGGCTAGTTGCGTCCCGTGATTTCTTGACTTCGGTTGCCAATACTTGAATTTTTTCAAGTGAATATAGGGCAAGATCTTTGAGTTTTGTGACCTGCTCGATCTCCTGTTTGTATTTGACAGCTATTCTAGTACTAGCAACAGCGAGCAGTGCAAATGCTCCGGTTGCAATTTGAGATAATACAACCATGTCTACCATGTTAGTTTTCTCCAAGTGTACAAATATGATTACATGCTACCGTTTTTCCTGTTTTTCTACATTTCCCAAACATCAAATCGTCGAATTCATCCGGTTCGAAATCTGAGCAACAATAGCAGCGTTTTGGTTCAGTATGCATTTTTTCAAGCCTGCTTAAAGATAGTATAATCTTGTGTACTAGTTTTAAGTGTTTTAATGAGTTCATTCGCCTCTGTTTCTGACGAACACGAGACAGTGACAAGAAACTGCGGATCAGGCTTCTTGGGTTCAGGCTCAGGCTTCTCGACATCAACGAAAGAGTACGAATATTCGGGAACTTTCATAATTGCCTTGTACGCGGCATTGGACGTTTTTAAGTGCCACCGCAGGACGACACCCTTTCCCTCATCCACAAGAAAAGCAGGTGACGCGCTCTTATTTTGTGCTGCAGTTTTTGAGGTTGCCCACTCGGCGAGTCTATAGTCGATACCTGCTACCTCCGCAGTGACCAGTGCAGAGGCCACAATACCCTCTTTTTCAGCTGCGAGAGTGCACTTAAGACTGTCAATTCTGATTTTCTTTCCTGGCTGCCCGTTGATCGTGACAGTTTTCTGTACGTGAGTTCTGATTTTTTCGTCGTACTGTGTGTATTTTGTGGTGTAGGTGTATGTCAAATCAATGACAGTTGTCATAGTCTCCTCCATATTGTGTATTTTTTAGGGAGTTGTTTGATAAGTTCGGGAATTTGGGTTTCCTTGAGAGAAATGAGCAGTTCCACGGGCACTTGCTCGGCGTCTTCGTAGCAACCTAGTTGATAGCCTGAGAACCTGCAGGGACTGGAAAGCTGCAGATGGTAATCTCCGAAGCCGGAAAACTGAGGATCTACATACAGCCCGTCCGTTTGAATGACTTTATATAGGTCAGTAAGGTTGCCCCAGAGGCAGTTCTCCTCTGCGATAATTTTGTACCTGCCTGCTGTCAGATCCGCGATTCCTGAGCCAGAACCGACGCCAGGATACAGTGCTTTTTTAGTATTCGTAATAATATTCCTTCGTATCAGGGCAGTTGCAGCATAGGTCGAAGCCAGTGTATACTTTCCAGCAAGAAGCCCGTACCCATAACATGAATCAATCGTATTGTTCTGGATATCCACCGAGATACCATCAAAAGCAATACCTCCGACTCCTGGAAGCTTAGAAGCTGCAGGCATAGCTCCACAGCCAACGATAAGATTATTGTGCACGGACACAAGTCCGTTATTTGGGACTGTACCTACGATCTGAATACCCGGCCCGTAAGTCCCGGAAATTGTATTATTGTAGATCTCGATATTGTCAGTTATCCAGTTTGTGGCAGTCGATTGAATCTGAATACCCGGACTGTACGCTATCCCTGTTGCTCCGTCCAGGATGCAGTCATGAATCTTAATATTCTTGCTTGATCGAGTTCTTACTCCTGCATTAACGGCAAGCTTAGCGTTGACGTTTGATACTTCGCCGCCATTGACTCCGGCAAGGCATACTATATCATGGCCTCCACGCTTCCCGATAATGTCATGGACTCTAATATCAGTTCCACCCTCTATTCTTATTCCATCCCCCAGGCTGTTGTAAAATCCCAAATTGTAAAACTCACAGTTTACCGCGTTGGAAAATTTGACATTATTAAAGCTACCGAGCATGAAAGTGTTGTGATATCCCTGCCCCCACTCATTCTTCCCTCTCGATTTACACTCATCTTTTGCGTATTTTTGGGTATCCCGGCGGCCATCAAAGATTATATCGTGGAAGCAAAGACCTTCTGCTGCCGTTGGATATTTTGGAGCAATCAAGGGAACGCTAGACGCAAATGGAGAAAGGGGCGCATTTTCCATGAGTGCAAACTTACAGCCCTACCCATCCCATTCTGTGAAGTTGAAAACCCGAAGCAGTGAGTTTATTTCGATTTCGTGATCTGGGGAAAATTCGTATTTAGCAGGGGTGTTTCCAGTCGAATTAATTAACTTCTGTAATTTTGTAGAATCATCAACAGACAAAGGAACTGTAACTATCTTAGTCATGTTATACCTCAATTAAATAAGTGTCAACGTTTTTGAAAAAAAAGAAATAAACTGGAATCTTCTCACGGTCCAACCTTCGGAGCTTCAGTAAATGCCGCTGCAATACCGACAATAAGCTAGCCAATGCCCGTAAGCGTTCCGAGCATTTTTAGGAAATTTATGCAGCCGTTACTCATTTTTTGTAGGGTTCTTACCATAGTGGGATCACATTGTTTTATCCAGGTGAGCACATAAAAAAGAAAATTGAATTAATTTCGTGCTGAGATAAATATAAGTTGATGTGGATTTCTATAATAAACCGAAACGACATCAATCTCAACGACGGTAGCAGAGGTTTATTCTAAGGCTTTTAGAGCGCATTTCTCGACCAGTCTAAGGCGTTTATACCTGTTAGCCTGAGATCGTTTGATGAGCACGGCGAAAAGTGCCTCTAATCCTACCAGAAAGGGGGTAGTTTAATTTCCTACTACTCCCCAGGACCGGCCCTTCCTGTCCGTTATAGCGATGATCTTATCGCCTGGCTGGGCTCCCTGAGCCAGCTTAAGCAGGTAATACTTTCTTGAGTGTGCAGGATAAATTAAGCACCGCTCGCCGACCTTGGGCATTTTGAAAGGATATAAAATATATTTGTACTTCCCTCCCTCAGAAGGCAGGACCAGGCCCCAGTCTCCAGGCTGCACCCCTTCCGGCTCGGTTGGTTCCTGCAGGTCGATCACGCTGGGAGCTGCTGCATACACCCCCATACGGCAGGATACTCGGATAGCATCAGTATATATGATATTCCCATAGTAATCCCCGCTAGCATTGCCATCAAGACCGTTTCCAGTTGCCTGGATCGTCGTATTATACCCACTCGGGCATACCATCCCGTAACCCGTCCAGGTAGGTTTCGAGCTATTAAGGGTAATTTTTGTGCCTGTGATTACGTTATCCTTTACATATAGGGTAGTTGGAGCTCCTGCGGCCGTATAAACGAGAAATCCGGCGTTATAGCAATCTTCTATAGTGTTTCTCTCGAAGGTTGCACCATTCCATCCCCCGACGGCAATACCTGCATTATAATTAATTGTGGTAATCCTGCCAGCACCACGGATAATATTATCATGAACATGAAGCCCTTTATTATTCTGGTTCGGTCCGGTTCCATACTCGATTATCCACATCCCTTCCCCCCAGGCGTTAACGATCTCGTTCCCATACACTTCTATTCCTGACATATCATACGTATCATCGCCGTGCTCGATTTGTATGCCAGGGTTTCCAGCCAGGGAATTTAAAGCGTAAGGCTCCATATAATTATTAAAAATCTTGCCATGCCCTGTATTATAAATTCGGTGTGCGCTGTTGGTTCTTATTTTAGTTACATTCCCGAAAATCAAGAAATTCTGAGACCTTAGAAAGAAACAGCCATCGTGACCCATACGCTCTACTCTGTTATTAAAAAAGTATAGATTGTTGCTATTTGCCATCCTCATGCCGTCGCTTTGCCCATCGTGAATATACATATCATGCATAGAAATATTTGTGGCATTCGTGAAAAACATTATAATGTAATTTAGTTTTCCGTGTGCGTATCCGGGTTGGTTGTCCTTGTTTGCGTCAATTTCGAAGTTATGGACCTCGACGTTTCGGATAGGGTTAACTCTCTGTTTTATAAGCGGCTCTGTGCCTGGATCCTGGGTTGTGTAGATGTTCGCCCAGCCTGCATTATTCTTTAGCCTGAGCTTGGCGGTTGGGTCGCCTGTAAGGATTGTATTATTCCCCATTAACAGCCATGAAGTAAGCTCGTAAGTAAAAGGCCCTCGAAGATAAACCGTCACCGGGCTGGTATCTGTCCCGTTATTTGCCGCAAATTCGAGAGCCTGGTTAATCTGGACGTCGTCGGCTGTTCCGTCTACGGTGTATTCATCAGTTCCCAGACTCGAAACGTAAACCGTAGTCATGCTAGGGACACCGTTACTATTTTTCCGCTTGCGGTTTGCACTACTGCGGTTTTATTTTCCTCGTTTATGCTCAGGACCGTGCAGCTCTCAGGGGTTAATTGTTTTTCTAACTTATCCTCTACTATCGACTGGGTTGTATCCACAAGGTCATCTATTACCGGTTTATAGTATCCTGGGCTCAGGTACTCGTTATACGGCTCAGGGACGATAGGGTCCACTACTGAATAAATATTATCCGTGATCGCTGTAACGCTCACCATTTCGAGCTTATGCTCGCTAGTGTGCTTTAAGTCCGAGATCCTTAACCACCTGGGACGAGGGACTCCTGAGACGTCTATTAAGTGGGTGGAGTTCTCGGCGTCCCTGGGGTCGCAGGCTGCGACTTGCTGAACCTGGGTGGAGCTGGTAAGCTCTTGCAGCTTGTTTGAAAATCCCGGTCCAAAACGGATTCTCTGATACAGCTCCAGGTCGAACCGGTCAACGAACTGCATAGACACCTTTACCCGCTTAGAAAGGAAATACAAGAGCCATTTTATGGCTTCACGCTCGGCTGTGCTGCCTTTTTCCGTGATCGCGTTATCTTCAATAATATATACTTTAGGTTTTTGTTCTCCTGTATAGACCTCATAAGAAAATGCTTGAGCGACTACACTTTCCCCGTTCTCGCTAAGGACTCCATAAACTATGACAGAGTTATATTTTTCCTCGCTTTCGTTTGTGACCTGGGGATCGCTGGCGAGCTTGCAGTCGTCGACGTTCAGCTCCAGAGGGGCAGGCAGATCAAAACCGTTAACTGGCTCGTCAATCCGTTCTGGAGGCACAAAATAAAATTCTGGTCTTGTGATTATATGCCCATCAATTTCTCTTGTTATGAGTTTCGTCTGATACAGGCATCCTGCGTATTTTGCAAGCTCTTTTATTGCCTCTAGTTTTTTGGTTTTAGGATCGAAAACAAACTGTTTAGGCTCTTTGTTAGTATCTATAAGCGTTTTAGGATACACCCCAGACTTTTCAGGCTCTAAAATCCTTACAAGCCAGTTAGGGACTGTATCCACTGCTGTATCAATTACCTGATATACCCAGGGGACTGGCTGAGTTACTAGGTTTATACTGTTATCCGCCGCGTGCATTTTCACGGTTTGGGAATAATGTCCGTGAGTCGGCGAATTAGTTACTATTTTTCCATGGAATAATAAGTGAGGGTTGCCATGCGAGTCATATGCATTATGTTTTATTGTCGAGCCTTCGGGCGGTACTGTGAGGTTTTGAAACTCGGTCGAGAGCTGCATATAAGCGTCATTAATGGACCTGTTAACCTCGCAGGATACAATAGCATAATCGCCAAGCTCTCGACGCTCTTTAAAAGTTGGTTCCCCTGGGACCATTCCAATAAAAGACGAGGGTGTCTTAATGTATTCATAATAAATCTGTGGAGTCTTCCACTGTGGGCGGTGGGAGATCTGGAGAGGAGGAATAATTTCTATAACTGTTTCGGTCGTGGTCTCGTAATACACTGCTCCAGTTTGCCTTTTCAGCTTCCCGAGAGTCCCGGTTATATTGGTAATTTTCCGGACCCTGACCCAATCGACGACTAGATTACCCTTATTTACTTCTGAATAAAACGAAATCGGGATAGATTCAGAAGGGGTTGTTTCGGTCATGGTTCGACGGTAATTGTCATCCACGAAAAAACCAACACTACCAGCCTCGTAAGTTATTCCGTATTTGTGGAATGTTGTACCGCCTCTATTTATTCCATCGTCTGTATTTGTATAGTTAGAACCGTTATAAGTATGTGTATGATCATTGTAATTTGTCCCCGCAGCTCCTAACCAGCAGGCCCGCTGATTAGATGCAGACCAGAAGCCGCAAATGGTCTGGTTTTGGTTCGGGTGGTACATCCTCATTTCTAATATATGGCCAGGTCCGAAAGTAGAGGATCCCCGGATTAAACTATTACGTTCCGTACTTCCTAATACCAGAGTCGAGTTGGTAACTGAGGCCGTCCCTTCTTCTAGAGTCCACTCAGACCCAAGAGTAGACCCTTCGAAATCATCCCAAAGGTCGAAAACATCCGATGCAGAACTTTCAGAGGTAGCAAGACCGTTGCCGAAAACCATTATAATTTTATCATGATCTGCAGGGAGCTTAACCCATACCGAAAACTCGGTCGATGTTGTGGTCTCTAGGTAATGAGATAACTTATTCCCTGCCAGGTCATAAAATCTTAAATCTCTGCCGTCTGCTGTCATGCCTGGGCGGTATGGAATAGAGAGGAGGATCTGCTCGCCTCCGGTAGCCGAGGAAGTCGCCGAGAGGTTAACGTCCTGCTGATATTTCCAGCCTGGAAACTGCCAGACGTCGCCCCCTCCGCCTATATGAGGGGTTACGGTTACGATCGTCTCTGTCTGTGGGACTCCGACTATAGAGGGGTCGCTCTTTGTTTTAGCGACTCCGTTACCGTAATAAAATTTTATCCGGGTGGTCCCTGCAGGGATCTCGACCCAGCAGTCCAGGAAGTCGAGCCCAGTATCAAAGATGTTAAATTTTAGCTCTTTATCGTCGAGATCTGTATATCTGAGGTCTCGACCGTCGAGGGCCATGCCTGGGAGGATAGGGAGCCGGACCCGTGCCGGGCTCTCCTGTTCTCCAAGTTCTATTTCTCCTTTGTATTTCCAGCGAGGATAAGGACTTCTGAGCTGGGGGCTATAGAAAAGCGGCCGTCTGAACATTACGCTCGCTTTCATTCCTAATTTAGTATTAATATTTTTTAAAAATGACTTTATATTTACGGATGGATACATTCCCATCCTGGTATTTGCCTCTGTAATTGCATTATCCCAGGGAAATCCTTTAGGCTGGGTTGTGAACTTCCGCCCTATCGTGAGAGTTGGTAGGGTCGCATCAAAATCCCTAACCCTAACCCAATCGACCCTGAATGGTCCTGTATTTGAGTAGCAATAGAACTGAACAGGCAGGGAGACGTTTCCGGGGATGTAATCTGTAATGGTCCCGCGATAGGTATAATTGACGTAGTAAAGCGGGCCTGTAACAATGTGGGCGACTCCATAAACATAATAGGAACCCCCTGCCCTGTTAACGCCATCGGAGTCCCAATTTCCAGTAGATCCGTTGTGAGCGAACCTCTGATTATTCGCGTCTCCTACTGCCGAGCTCTGCCAGGCTGCTGCTTTTTGTGAGCTGTAACTCCGGTATCCAAAGATTGTGCGGTTGCCTGCGTTGTACTGTGCCCTGATTTCCACTACTGTGTTAGGGGGAAATGTCGAGTAGCTTTCTAAAACGCTACTCTGTGACGTGTTTTGAAGCGTGAGTATCGACTTTGAAACAGTCGCTGAGCCGGCTATTAAACGCCAGACAGTGGAATCCAATTTCTCAAAATGGTCAAAGAATGTGAAAACCTTCTTACCGTCGCTTTCGGAAGTTGCCCCGCCGTTTCCGTAGTGTATATAAAAGAAATCGCAATTTTTAGGAAGTTTAAACCAGATAAAAGCTTGGTTGAACTCCGTTACAGACTCGATAAACAGAGGGATTTTCGCCCCTGTTTTGGTAGAGGCTCTTATATCCCGGAAGTCTGCCCGCATACCTGGACGATAGAGAAGGGTAATGTTAGCCAGGAAATCCTTAGTCGTCGAAAATCCTGCGACATGGACTTCTAGCTTATACTTCCAAGCGAGATAAGGGTTTATACTCACGCTTCCACCCTGGAGAAGGTTTTAAGGTTTCTGCACAATTGCCCAGAGTGAACAGCCTGTTATTGCCTGCCCAGTGTCAAGGTTTACCACTCTAGCCCTTACATAACGGGCGGCTCTCTGCATCTGTATAAATCCCTGTACCTGATGCCCCGCATCGACTTGAACGTCCCCTGAGTCGCAGGGATCGGCATAAGTCCCGATGGTGAAACTTTGTGAAGCTCCTGCAGGATCTGCATAGAGGTCTATTCTTGCGCCCTTTGTTGCGCTTGAGTGAAACGTCATTTGGTATCCAATGCCGAAGTCAACCGCATCGTTCAAGTCCACGCCTGTACTTGCGGCACTTGCGCTGTTTGCTGCTATCGTTACGTTATTAAGTATAAGAGTTGGTGTTTTCGAAAGTGCCATATTTATCACCTCATTCCGGTACTACTGTACCAATTCCTTGTATAAGCTGTGATCTAATAGCGTCTTCTGGTGTTGAAATTATGTTATTATATGCCGTGATTAGCTTGTCCCGGCATGAATCAAGACCCTCGTTTCTATTCCATGTGATTTTCACATTTCTTGCTTGGGATCTGTCCTGATCTTTTCCAAGAACAGCAGCCGATACTTCGCATATATCAGCACTTATAATCCGAACGTCGATTGAATCTGCAATGATGATTTCGTCTTTGTTGACTCCTATTTTCTCGACCTTCTCGTATCCGGCAGGGTCTCCTGAGAAGATCACTTCGGGAATTGTGACAAGGTTCATTCCGGTAATTACCAAGTGCCTATAAGCGATTCGTTCAGCTTCCTTCCTGAAATAATCGATTGCCTCTTCCTTAGCCAGGATCAGAGCCTTGTTTAGACCCTGCATCGTTTGCTCTTTCGGAATGACAATAAAATCTTTTTGCGGGTTGCTGCCGTCTGCGTAGGTATTAGCAGTATCCTTCAGAACAATGTGGATAGCACCGTCATCATCCACGGTATAAGGGGGATCGTCGACAGGAACGATATTAAGCGTGACCATTTTCCAGAGCTCCTTAGATGGATGTTACCCTTGTATTTGTGTTCGTAATCGTGATCTCGACGCTCTCACCGTCGGAATAGTTTTTATTTTCCGAGAGCACATGCCTTAAGAACATGTCACCGCCTACGGGAGCGTTGAATATCCCCAGTTCCCTGATCGTCACTGGTCCAGTAAAGGCATACAGAATAGACCACTGTGAAATCCCAAGACTGACATAAGATACGGTCGCCTGCGCCCTCTGTGCTCCGTATTGCGTGTTTTCGTTTTCTAATGCAGTGTCGGCGGTACTTTCGGCCCTTGCCCCCGTCCCTGTAGCCATATAGACAAAAGGATCAGGAGGGGACGCCCCTATAATCATTCTTGCAGCTGCTTCAAGTGCCTTATCGGTTAGCGTCGCGATACTAAGACCTCCTCTTTTCCATCTGGATGTATCCTGATATGCTCGGTTATGTTGCCCTCGCGGTCCCTAGATTTGATATCAATGACCGTAAGGGACGCTGTTTCTGTTGCTGTCAATGTTGATCGACCTTTGAAAATTTTATTGAGTATGTGAATTTCCCGGATCCCCGGACAACTTCCTTGATAGCTCCGAGGTCCGAGATGTAACAATCTGAGAAGTTTTCGCCCTCTATAGTTAGAGTTTCGAAAGTGCCAATTTTCTTTGCAAGGTTGGATATTTCGGTATAATCTTCCGTGTAGCAATCAAATGACCGGGGGAACGTCCGGGTCTTCTGACTCAATGCAGCGAAGTAGTCTCCTTTGTAGAGCTGCACTTCTTTAGCCACAATCACGTAATTGATTTCACTGTCTTGATAGGCTGAGACTGGCAGACCTGCGAAAGTCACTGATAAAAAGCTCATTTGTAAAGCCCCCTTGCCCTGCGTTTGTTTGCGGTTTGTCTTTCGATCTCTGCGATTATTGCCTGCAGGTCAATACCATTGCTTATGGTATTTGGACCAATGTTTATGGTGTCCCCTCCGTACGTGGTAGAAGAGTTTGTAATATTCGAGATCCTGCTGAATCCAGCTGATAGAGAAGAATCTATAGGGCTTCTGAGTCCTGATAGTGCGCTTCTCAGATCTCCAGACATGGACCTGACTTTTTTGATTGAAGCCTCGATAGGATCTGAAAAAGCGGCATCCCAGTTAGGTAGAACACGGAAAGGACCCTTTTCAGCCGGTGAAGAAGGCAGGTAGGATTTAAGCTCCTTAAGTGAGTCCTTTGCCTTTTTAATTGCCTTACGGAACCCGCTTGTAATCGAGTCATACAGAGCGTCCATGATAGCCTTTCCAGCGTTTGAGAAACTTGAGACAAGTGCTTTTACATCAGATGCTATCCCCTTTACTGCGCTTACAACCTGTGAGCCTGCTGTCTTCGTGGAGCTTATAATGTTATTCCAGCGCGTTTTCCAGTCGTTCAATAAGTTCAGAACAGCTGATTTTATCGAGTTGAACTTGCTCTGCATGTTAGAGAGCATGGAAGAAAGACTGCTGCTTATGTTACTTGCAGCGGTTTTTGTAGCAGATACAAAGTTATTCCAGTGTGTTTTCCATGAGGCTAGGATAGAAGCCGCGGATGTTTTGATGCTCGCAAACCGGGCCTGAATGTTTGAGTACAGTGTACTGAGATAGTTTGATATCGTCCCTGCAGCTGCGCTGATAGTTGCCTGGAAATTAGTCCAGTGAGTTCTCCATGAATCAAGCAGGCTTGAAGCTCCTGCCACTATCTTATTATATGAATCTTCTAAGCTGGTCGCAAGTGTATTTACTGCATTAATCAGTTGAGTTTTTATTGAATTATAGAGGGTTATAATTGAATTCCAGGCGTTGCCAAACTGTGTTTTTAGAGTGCTTCCCTGATTGATGATATTAGTATAAGCCGTTTTGAAATCGTTTGCTAAATTGCTCAAGGAAGTTTTCAGCCATGACCAAACAGCGTTAGCAGTATCTCTTATTCCGAACCAGTTGTTTTTCCATGCAAGAGCCAGGGCTGCAACTGCGATAGCAATAAGACCGATAGGTGAAAGGATAGCTCCTAAAGCGGTCACAAGCGCGGGGATCACTGTTCCAGAAATAAACGTCATTGCTGTAGCGAGAGCACCCCCTGCGCCGAATAATGTAGCTATAGAACCGATTGCAGCGGCAGCCAAGCCGAGTATTACGAGGAGCGATCCAATTACCACCAATAACGCTCCTATAGCTACAACGGTTTGTTGAACCGGAGCAGGGAGTTCCGAGAACCTGTTTGCCAGTTCAGTGATATCTTTTATAAGTGGAGTGAATCCCACGGCTATTATATTCCCAATAACTATCGAGAGTTCTTCAAGAGCGGACTCCATCTCTCGAATTGCCCCGCCAACACCTCCTTCCATGGTGTCAGCCATGTCCTTTGCTGCGCCTTCCGAGTCTCTTAACTTCTCTTCAAGTTCTTGATACCGCTCTGAGCCCGTGGCAAGCATGATGTTAACTCCCCTTATGGACTCTTCCTGGAAAATCGCACTTAGAGCAGCATCTCTTTGTTTGTCAGTCATTCCCTCGGTAGCTTTTTCTACTTCTGCCATGATGCTGCCGAGGTCACGCATAGTCCCGTCCTGATTGTATAGGGCTATCGTGTGTTCCCCGATCGCAATTGTGCCGTCGTCAGCATTCTTTTTCATATCCCGAAGCATAGCATTAAATGTAGTTCCAGCCATGCTTCCCTTGATACCGGAATCTGCAAGAACTCCAAGCACTGCTGCAGTCTGCTCAAGGTCCATACCTGCAGCGTTTGCCGTCGAGCTAGCATATTTCATAGCCTCGCCTAGCTGGTGTACATCAGTGTTTGCGCTTGAGGTGATGGTTGCAAAAACGTCAGCCGCTCTCCCAGCTTGGTCAGCGGTCATCGTGAAACCTGACATTGTGTCACTTACGATATCTGCCGCTTCGCCGAGATCCATACCTGCCGCGCTTGCCAACGAAAGCAGCCCAGGCGTGGCTTCCATGATCTCGTTGACGTCCCAGCCTGCGAGTGCTAGGTAATACATTGCGTCCGCTGCATCGGTTGCCGAGAATGCCGTGGTCGCTCCAAGCTCTCTAGCCTGATTTGAAAGTTTTTCAAAATCCGATCCAGTTGCACCCGAAACAGCCTGGACTTTCCGCATTGAGTCGTCAAAATTAGCTGCAGTATGAAGTGAAACTGCGCCTATGCCTACCAAAGGAGCAGTGATGTAGGTAGACATCGTTTTTCCAGTATTTTTAAGGGTACTTCCCACACTCTGAAACTTTTTTCCGATACCATCTATTTCAGTCTGGACCTTGGCGAAAGTCTTGGAAAGTTCTCGCATATCTCCTATAATTGATACAACAAGCTCACCTACTGCCACAAAATCACCTGCTCACTATCCAAGCACCGTTTTCTATCTTTGCGTCCGGATGCGCTTCTTTGAACTTCTCAAGACCCTGTACCTTTTCCCCGGCTTCCGTGCCCTGGAGAGCTTGACCGAGAACACCCCAATATACCTGAGCGTCAGTTTTCCTTGCTTCCCATCCGTACCGATAGAACAAGATCAACTGTTCCAGACTCATTTCATCGAGAAGCTTCTCCGGAGTCGCCCAGGCGTACATCTGTCCAAGCTGTGTTATGACGTCCCAGATTCCGAGTTTTTTCCTTCTTCTCTGGAGGAGGATTCTTCAGAGCTTACATTTTTCATGCCTGCAAAGACATACTGCACGAACTCCATAAGGACCTTGATGTCTACATTATCAAGAAGCCAGTCGCGGGTAATTTTCGTGCTTGACCGCTTGCATACAAGTTCAACAACTTCGAGAATAGCATCAATCATACCAGGGTCAAAGCTGTCCTGATCCATAGATTCAAGCGATTTAACGCTGTATTTTTTTGTGTAACTGATGAACTTCAGGGCAGCTCTCGCAGGAACGATTGTGACATCTATTTCCTCCCCTCCGATCCGGGCAATTCTTTTTGGAGGAGCAAGGATATCGAAATCTTTTAGCAGACCATTTTCGGACATTTTCTTTCACCTTTATTTCCTGGGAAATTATGCGCTTACACCTTGCTCATCTACAATCTTGAACAGCTGGTCGCCTGCCGTCCTTGTAGTATCACATATACCCTTGAGTGTTATCGTGGGCTTCAGTGGCTCGTCTCCATCATCTGCTGGGAGTGCAAGTTCGATGCCACCCTGGTTTTTCGCGGCGTAAACGGTGATCTCGAACTTCTTGCCAGCTGCATTGGTGTTCGTGAGCCTGACCACTCTGGCAGATACCGTATTTTTCCCTCCGCTTGAGAGAGTTGTTGCAGCATTTGGAGTATAGGTATAGTTGACTTTCACGCTGTCGCCGTCTGCAATTACGGTTGAAGTTGCAACCCTGGCAATGCAAGTATAGCCCTCTTCATCGACTGCAACCACGTAGTCAGTGTTTCTTGTTGCAGCATTGTCCGATGAGTCGGTGACTTCAATCGAAGCTACCTCGGAGCCGTCTCCGTTCTTGTGGGCAAGCCTGACAAATTTAGTATCAGTCAGTGTATGGGTTTCTGCGATTACAGAAGTTGGCGAACCTTCAACGCTGCCGAGGGTATCAATCCCGCCTCGGATCAGGTTGAGATTTGTGAGGTTGACTTCCCACATCTCGAATTCAACGGTTGCGCTGTGGTCTTTTACACCGACAACGATTTCAGGGGCATTGTCGGGTTTCAGGGTAACTGGAGTATATTCTTCGGTGAATTTTACCCCGGTTGCGAGCCCCAGGTTTACGAGACTCTCCTCGGTTTCTCCCACTTCGATTTTAGCAGAACCGAAGCGGATAGTTTCGCTGTGCTGCGCGCTTGTCTGGTATGTCGTCATGTTCTGTCCTCAATGTCTATAGATAACTTTGAAATCATATGGAATGTGAAAAAGCCCCGTTTCATCCGGAGGGAGATCATACGGAGAAATTGGAAAAATGCCTTCGATATTGATACCGGAAACTGTACCCGAATATCCATCCAGAGCGGCTTCTACTGCATTTTTCAGGTTCTTGCATTGCGTGAAATCTTCAGCCCAGCAGTCCACCTGAAGCCTGGCTGATCTCGCCACTCTTGCGTAATTGTCTGAAGGAAAAGAGTAAGAGATTGCAGGAAATGTGCATGAAAGGGGAAGCTGGAGCGGATATATACGAGTACCTACAAGCCCGGAAACTGTAGAATTCGCGAGAAGTACCGCCCGGACTGCCTCATCTATCAAGCTCATCTATACCTCGCAAGCCGGGAAGTTATTTTATTTTCTATTGTCGAAACGATTTCCTTTTCGTGTGTGTCCAGAGCCCATCTCATGTATGAGTGAGGACCGGGGTATTTCCCGCCTACCCGGAATTCTTCAATCATCGCATAAGGGACGTTAGATCCTACTTGAACCTCTACACGGCTTGGATTTTTGATTACACGAAGCTCGTCTATAGAGTTTTTGAGCCTACCTGTTATTACGTGAACATGCCCTTTTGCGGCTATTTTTACGACTTCCCCGCCGTCCCTAGTGGACTGAGTAACAACGTCCATAATATCTTTTTCAATTAGTTTGAAGGTTTTTTTAAGCTCCTCGACTCCATCTATTTTGACAGTGAATTTAACCACGTTTTTTCACCGCCTTCAAAAAAGCTTCTTTGTGGTCAACTATTCCAGAAAACGGAATTTCAGGAGAGTCTACTTTCTGAACTTCATAAGTGCCTGCGTAATTAGTTTCCGCAGTTGATATGAAATCTCCTTCCTGAACTGTTGCAGTCGAAGGAAGGAAACACACAAGAGAGGTTTCTATTACCTTTCCAGCTTCGCTTATAAGAATGCTATTTCCCGCAGTTGATATGTTCGAGAATAAGCAAACGCTATCAGTAGGAACTAAGTTCGGAATGGGAGAACCTGCTGCATCCTGAGTAGTCCCGGCATCGTGGAGGATCTGGCATGAGTGAATCATAGCAAAATCAATTGAGCCCATGACAGCCCCCGTGGCAATTGAATCCTGTGTGATAGGAAGGACTTGAAAAAGAATAAGACACCGTATTTTTATATTTTTCAATATAATAGTCTGCTTTTTTCTCGTATGTTTCTATATCGAGGTCGGTTGTGTTCTGTCGTTGACTATTGCCGGTTTTCACTGACGCTGCCATTTCCCCGGTAGTTTTCATTTTTCGGAGGACGGCTGCAAGTATGGCGTATTTTCCAGCCAGAATTACAAGTGGGTTGGTTTCGTCAGTGGTTTCGCATAGGGTGAGTACGTCCTCACTGGTCTCGGTAATGATAGTAGAGATATCCAGATCCGAGAGGGAACTGGAAAATATTTTGGAACGGACGTAATCAACAGAACACAAGACCATGACAGAGAAGGAGTCGAAAAAAGCATATAAAAGAAAATTGAAAAATCACTCTTCGAAAGTCGACAAAGAATCCGGCCTCTTCTTCTTCCGTACATCCGTCCTTCTCCATCTCTTCTTAACAGTCGCTCCCTTCCTCACAAGCGCGGAAGAATGATTCTTCAGGTTTCCCTTCTCAAAGAACTTTGATTCGGCAAGTTTAGCCTGGTGAGCTTCCTGGCAGGCTTTTGAGCAGTAGATAAGCGAGACTTTGCCGTATTTCAGAAAATTATCTGTCAAAAGTACTCTTTTTTGCTCCATGGAAATCGTGATTAAGTGGGAACATTCAGGATTAGAGCAGCTTACGTTAGTTTTCAAGGTAGTCATAGACCACTCCGTTCAAATATGCTTCCGGGGCTGAACAGTAAGGAATTAGAGAGGTTATGAATATGCCGTTTTCCTCTTCAGAAACGACTTCCGATGCAAGGATGTCCATGGCTTCGATGAGGATAGATGTTTTTTGAATGTTGCATTTTTGCCGATCAGGGCAACGGTTTGTACAGATCTCCCCAAATTTATCAGAATGTTTGAAGCATAACATATTGAACTTATATTATAAGAGAAGTATAAAACACTTTGGGATAAATTATTCCTGTTTAGAAGCAAGTAGGGCTAATCCCCGCCATTTCAATGGTGGGATACAGCCCGTCAACTTCTGAGTATGAGAGACAAGTTCCGCAGGTT